TTGTTTGGCGCTCCGACAATCTGATTGTAAAAATTGAGACTGTTAAACGGAGACATGGCTTGCTGATACTGGTTATTAAGAAGCTGCTGATCGTAATCTCGAATGTACTGCCCAGCGCCCTGTTGCATTCCAACGCCAGCCATCATGTTGTTGTAACCCTGTTGCCCTAACTGTTGAGCCATCGACGCGCCAAACTGTTGGTTTTGCTGGTTAGTGTTGTAAGCGTTTTGACCCATGCTCGTGCCGTACTGCAACATGTTGTTGTACGCACCTTGATTTGCTTGGTTAGCTTGCTGTTCAAACCCAGCGTTTTGGGCCGCCCTGTTAGCCTCTATACCAAGACCGGTGTTATAGGCTTGTCCTCTCATGCTTGCAGATATATCACCAATTCGATCACCCGCGCCTCGTGCAGCAATACCCGCCATAACACCCGCTCGACTAGAGCCAGAGTTACCTGTACCAGCAGCGTTAGACGCGATGCCGGTAAGATCATTCTCTTGGAAATTACGCATAACGTCTCGACTTGCAGCATCTATCTGACTGTTGAGGACATCATTGTTCATGTACTGACCCGCGTTTGCGGCGTTAAAACCGCCATTATTAGCGGCTCCCATCATCCCCGTCAGGTTTGCCATGCCTTGTCCAGCGCCCATTGCGGTGTTAATACCGCCTTGAGCGTTGCCGCCCATAGCGCCACCCGCATAGTTTAACGCCATGTTTGTCCCTTGAGATGCATTAGCGCCACCGGCGACCATGTTAGAGCCAACACCGTAGGCTGTACCGAGCGCATTACCCAACATGCCATTAATACCCGCAACACCCTCAACAGGCATCCCTTGCGAGTTAAGCTGTTGTGCTTGGCCGTATATGTCTTGCAAGTACGGTGATTGATTCGGATCAACAAACGTATCTGCGTTGCTACTGGATTGGTTATTTGACTTGTTTTTAGAGAAACTAAATCCCATTATCTGTACCTATGCTATTTTGACCCAGCTTGTGTCGTAGTAATAAAGTCCACGACCACCACTTGGGTTCCAGTTAGTGCCGTCTGCGAATACAACATCGCCAACCTGTGGCTTTGGTGGTGCTGCGTTTATGACGGGTATGTTTAAAGTTTGTTTTGATGTTGTAAAACTGTTTGAAATCCTCACAAGCTCACCGGCTATCCAGTTCCTAAAATCTGGCAAGCTCTGAGCCGATGAGGTTGTTGGCACATAACTCATCGTGCAGCCACCTCACTAACGTCAACATCTAGCCCGGTTAGTCGCCAGTAATCAGACGCGCTATTGCTTTCTACCTTTAACGCTAAATACCGACCAGATGACCTAACGTCAATTTTATAAGACGATTCTATGTTATAGGTTTGAGGCGCACCCCAAGAAACACCGTCCTGTGGCGACATACTTGAACCGACGCTGATCTCAACAGTGCCCTGACCCTCTATTTGCGGCAGTATTCCGTTAATTTTTTTAATCGTGTTTGTTGCTTTTCCTAAAACTTGGTCAAGATCGATTTTTGTTGCTTCTAACGTGGCAATAATACTTGTGTCATTTGCGGCGTATGTGTCGTTCATCGTGTAAACTTTTGAGTTTGAGTACCCTGCGCCAATAAGCTTTAAGGATTTTGCGTCTGAGTCTTGCGACACGTTAGCCCAATAGCTAGTTGTGTTACTCCAAGTACCGACTACTGTGTCCCACTCTCCTTGTGTGACGCCAACTTTATCGGACACGGTCAAAGATCGGAGATCAGGCAAATCTTTGAACGTAAAGGCATTTTGCTCCCAATTGTAAACAAGCGCCCTGTTGGCAGTCTGCGAGTTAGACGCGTTGACATCAGCGTAACAAATTATAATTTCAGACCTGTCGTTTACCGTTTGACAGTAAACGCTGCGAGTGTCAGCCAATGCGTTGAAAAAGGTTTTTCTTACGCGCTTCTCGGCAATGCTTTGCTTTTGATTGCCGTCGTGTACATAAATGTCATTGTTACCAACTACTAAATGCTTGCCCATAAACGACGCGCAAGCACCTCTGTTTATAATTCCATCATCGCTAAACACTTCTCGGAATGAGAACACAAGCGGTGCGCCGATAAAATCCATCGCAAAAACACCGCGTTCGGCGTATATTATTTGCGAGTTATTTAGCGTTAGCTGGTCAATAAGATCGCCATTGTTACCACCTAGCGTATTCTCTCCAGCTAAATTTGTTGTGCTAGTTATTGAGTAATCTAACGGAACGCCCGTTGGCTGATACTCATCTGACCATCTGACAGTGTAAGGATGCTTTGTGCTTGATCCCTCATAACCAGCCATAATAAGAAAAGACTTGTAAGGTTTTAAACATTGTGTGAAAACGCCTGAAGGCCACGCTGTAAGGTCTTGAAATCTATTTTGATCGGGTTGCATAAATTGCGGAACGTCAGACCCATTATTCATCATTACGGCAGTACCCAATTGCGCCGACTGCCAACGAGGGCTGTTGGTGTAGTTAAATGCGTCCGATGTCTTAGATACATTTGTCAGCGCAGAGCCATCGTACTTAAAAATTTTGTTTAAAGTTCCGACAATAATTAAACTAGCAGAATCCGTTATCCACCCTTGAACGTGAGTTGGCGGAAATGTTGTGTTAAATTTTAAACTATAGCCTAAAGATTTACCGATGCGCCCCTCGTGAAAACTGACGTTGTTGCCAACAGGAAACTGTGTAAGCTCAAGGTCATAAGGGTCTTGATCGCTTACTATGCCGCCAGCGCCAATATTTCTAAGCGGAATGAAAGCCATTAATCTGCAATTCTCTTGAACATGTAAACGACAATATACGGCTGTACGTTGTTATGTGCTGCGCCGCTACCTACTGTGCTTGTGTTTGGTGTGCTAAAGCTTGAATTTCCGTCTTCAGCGCCGGGACTACCAGACCCACGCGTGTTTTCTAATGTGTATGTGTGGCTGTGAGCTGGCATCTCTGCAATTGTTAATTGATGTGTCTTAGCGCCGCCGGTCTCCTCAACAGTGTCAAAGTCAGTATCGCCTGAATCAAGACCCACCATTACCCGTCCAGCACCAAAGGCTTCCCAGTTACCCCCAAACAAGGTGCTTGGGTTAGTTGCTGCAATTGATGTATAAATTGAGCCAATAGGCCAAGCGGCTAAAAGTGACGAGGTTACTGCCGAAGCTAATGCCGCTTCCAGCCCTGTCACGTTTGACATTGCAACACCGCCATTAAACGTACCAGCGGTTAATGTGTTAGTGCCCGGATTATAAGTAAAGTCTGTGTCTTTAAACAGATACTCAGGGTCTCCTGACCCACTACTACCGCCGCCGCCGCCAGAGTTATTGTCTTGACCAAACACCATGCGATGTTCTGTGTTTTCTGACGCCGAAGGCGTGTCAACGCGCAAAGCTATGTCAGCAGTACCAGTTAAGTTACCTGTGAAAACTGCATTAAGACCATCTGTGCTATTGTCTACAATTTTAGTAACGCCATTGTCTGCGTATAAGTCTCCTTGGACATCACCAATTACATTACCAACAAGGTTAGAGTTAATGACGGAAGCTGCAAAGCTGCCATCACTGGCACGCTTTACTAAGCTAGACGGCGTTGCAGCATTAGTGGCGGCGTATACTAAGCCTATACCCGTGTTAATTTCTGTGTGAGAGACAGACACCGCACCTGTTATGGCGGGCCAAGATCGTTGCAAAACGTCCTTAATAAGACGTAAGTGGTTGTCACCCTCACTTAGCGGATCAGAGGTTGTGGGATTTGTACCGACCAATCCGTTAATATATGTTGAACTTGTATTCGCTTCGAGACCCATTGGTTTTGCCTACTTTGTTTGTTTTTAATAGCACCAGCACATCGCTGGCGTCTTACGAGTATCCACATGCACAAAAGATTTAGCCACGCCGACTGACATACCCATGGCAGATGCGTGTTTTACTATTGCAAGTCTTTGCTGTCCTCCAGACACTTTTATATCAACAGCAATTCCTTGACTGTGAGTGCCCGGTGTTTTTTTTGCTTTTTCAACGCTGTGATTTTTACTTCTAAAACCTGATGTAATCACAAATGGGAAATCACAAATCTGACGGAGGTGAGAAAGCGCCTTTAAAAACTCTGGGCACATATCTTGCTCACCTGTTTCTGAGCAAACAAACTCGTCTAATGAAAAATATTTGTACTCACTCATACAGTATTTTTAACACCTTTTCTAAAGACTGGTCTTCAACCGAAACATCTAAAGAATCTTTTTTAATTCTAAAAACAGTATTTTTTACATCGGGCGTAACTGCAAAATACACGGCTCGTATTGGCAAAGCTACAAACGCAAAAAAATCAACGTCACTACTTTCGTAGCTCTTTTTATTTGATCTTGATGGTCGCCATTGCCAATAAAAACTATTGTTAACTTCTTGCACGTACCACGTTGACTTCACTTGGCACTTATAAAAAATACCCGAGTAATTTTCTGCTATAAGGTCATAAGGGCTTGATGAAGATGCAGTTGCTATCGTCTTAAATCGACGTTGCAGCACGCTTGCGGCAAGAAACTCTCCGGCAACACCAATCCAAGCATCGTCACGAGTCATAGTTGTATATTCTACAGTATGTTGTAACTTTCTCCAAATATACGGTCTTATTGCTTTAAAACCTTGGCTATCTTCTCGCCACTTCTACCCACCACATAACCGCCTAAACCTAGTTGAAGCAATCCCCAAGCCTCGTCTCGCAATGGCGTAGCAAACATGCCAAAGGTGTCACCGACAACTAATGCTAAAAACGTCAGCATTGTGATGGGCCTCCATGACGCGGCAAGCCAGTTACCACTAGAAGCTTCTGCGGTAACAATGGCGTGTTGACCCTTAATCATTTCTTTTTCGTAGTCAAAAACTCTCTGCATAGCTGCTGCCTGAACATCAAGAAGATGGCCTTTTGCTTGCAACCTCTCATCATCCGATGTGTGAAGCTCATCAATTAGTTCTGCTGCGGGTTTAAAAATCCCGGCAATAAGGTCAGGTAGACTATGAAGTTTTATCATTTTGATTTTCTATTAACTATCTCTTGTACTGTTTTAGATTCGTATATCCTAATACCCAACCAGATAATAGTAAATATACTAGCCATAGGTGGCAACCAAGCGGCTAAAGATAGTATTCCTGTTGATGCCGCGAGTACGTCCAGTGTATCTTTTGATTGTTCGTCCAGCATGGTAAGTTCCTTTTATTTCTCTGACATTGCCTGAGTTGTTTGATAACGAAAAAAGATGCCGCCCATTCCGAATAGGATACTAGCTAACATAATAGTTTCAGCAGATAGGTTAAGCTGTAGGACGTAGACCTGTAGAGCCGCTAAGGTGACACCAAAGACCTGCCATCTGTTACTACGACTGCGCCAGAATTGTTTTACTCTTTCCATAATTCTACCCACTCTTGGTTGTCTTCATCCCACTCGTGTACGCCTTCTTCTGGATAGGGTACAGGTGAGTCCCATAAACAAGTATCTTCGTTTAGTGTATAGCTAGGGTAAGGTTGAGGAGGAATGAAAGCATCTCTCTCCTCGTCGTAAGTGTAGCCAATCCCTGCATAGTTCTTTCGGAAAGGAGTACCATCGTTAGCGTGAACACCACCACTAGTATTGTAGCTAGTGCGCTTTGCTCCGTAATACTCTTCCCAGTTAGTGTCCCCTTCGTTTTCGTCTTTACCGACAAACACCTGAGTGACTATGTTGTTATCTAAAATTGCGTAATGTGCCATAGTGATTATCCAAAGGTTACTGTGTCAGATGGGCCAGCGGCTGTGATTTTAATTACAGTGTTTCCGCTGTTAGTATATGTGTTAGAAGTAACTCCAGCAGACAATGTTGGTGTTGCGGCTCCAATAGGAAACACTAGATAAATTATGCCTGACCCTCCTGCCGCACCGTTTCTTATTCCACCGTTTTCTTCCCAGCCACCACCACCGCCACCACCACCATCATTTGCTGGCCCCGCAGTTGCAATATTACCTAAATTATTGCCTCCGTAACCCGCTGATGTGCCGCCTCTAGTACCTCTATAACCGTTGTAAGAACCGCCACCGCCACCAGCGGCTACGTTATCAGCGTTCCCAGCTAAAGACTGAAAAGTAGTGCCAGTACCACCCGTACCACCTCCATTACCAGTGCCACGATTACCAGCAGAGCCTTTACCTCCACCACCACCACCGTTAAATGTAGTAGTGACATATCCAGTAGCACCCGCATTGCCTTGACCACTAGTTCCAGCCCCTCCAAGGTAAGAAGAGCCATTACCGCCACCGCCACCACCTG